TGTTCTTTTGAATGACGAGCATTATCTTGTAAGGTTACTCGAAGAAGCAGCAGTTATAAGTGGTGCAACAGTTCTCGAAACAGTTTTTAAAAAATTTGATCCGCAAGGAGCAACTGTAATATGTTTACTTTCAGAAAGTCATATTAGTATTCATACCTGGCCAGAAGAAGGAAAGGCAGCAGTAGATGTTTATACTTGTGGAGATTCTGATCCTAAATTGGGTTGTGATATGATTATCTCGCAACTTCACTCAACGAACCATACACTTTCTTACATAGAACGATGAATTTCGATACTGTTTTCATTTCTGATGTTCATTTAGGAACGAATAGATGTGATACTCATAGGTTTTTGAAGTTTTTGAAAGAACTTGATACAAAAAAACTTGTAATGGTTGGAGATATATTTGATATTGCCTGTATGGAACACTACGGAACAAGATGGAGAAGAGAACATACTGAATGTATTCATCAGATTTTTAATCTTGCAAAAAAAGGAACAGAAATAGTTTATATACTTGGAAATCATGAATCACAACTTCGGCGTTATTCTGGATTTACACATCATAATTTTAGTATTGTAGATCAATATGATCATATAGATGCTAAAGGAAATAAGTTTCTTTGTGTTCACGGAGACAAGTATTCTGAATATTCTTCTGGTTCATGGAAACAATTGATGTTTAATAAAGGATATGAAATCATTAGTCCTTTGAGTTTTTGGTTAGAAAGATTTTTTAAATTCTCTTTGGTTTATTATTTAAAGAATAGTATTCGTGGAAAAAATTATATTAATCAATATGAAACTGATATTGCATACTATTGTTCTCAAAAAAGTCAAGAATACTCTGGAGTAGTATGTGGTCATATACATTCTGGTAATATTCGTAATTTTGATGAACTTACATATATGTGTTGTGGAGACTGGTGTGATACTTGTTCAGCAATTTTAGAAAAAAACGGAATATACTGCTTACAAAAATACTAAAAAATTATAAAGAGAGAAACTTGACTTTCTCTCTTTTTTTGTCTATACTTATAACGAGATATTTAAACTTATGAACCGAGATAAACTTAAAATCATCATCAAAAATCTTGAACTTCTAACTCAATCACTCAAAGAAGAAGTATATGCTGATATCTCTGCATATGAATACAAAGAAATTTCTTCACATATAGGAGAATTGGATGATTATGATGAAATTTTTGAAGATGATGACTGATGAGATATAAAGAAACAATTCGTCTCATTAAAAAAGCACTCAAAACTCCAGAATTATACTCAGAAGAAGAGATTCTTTATATGAGAAAATCATTGGATAGTGCCTTACTCAATCTTGCTCGCAAAAAAAGCATCAAAAAACAAAAAGGATTTGGATTTTCAAATGAAACCTAACGTTAAACTTATTTCTATAACCCCAAATGCAGAAAAGACAATGGCTTATATTGCCAGAGTCTCAAATCCTGCTAATCAAAAAAACGAAAATTATTCTAAATTACTTGGTTATTGTATCAAGCATAATCATTGGAGTGTCTTTGAACAGGCACATATGACACTTGAGATTGAAACAAATCGTGGTATTGCTGCTCAAATACTACGTCATAGAAGTTTTACATTTCAAGAGTTCTCACAACGTTATGCTGATACAAATCTTTTAGCAGAAGAAATACCGTTACCAGAACTTCGTAGACAAGATACTAAAAATCGTCAAAATTCTATTAATGATATTGATGAAGAAAAGTTATTCGCAATGAATAAGATGATACGTAATTTGTTTGTTGATGCACAAGACACTTACAACTATCTTTTGGAACAAGGAGTAGCAAAAGAATGTGCAAGGTTTGTATTGCCTCTGGCAACTCCCACACGTCTTTATATGACTGGTAGTTGCCGTTCTTGGATACATTATATCAACCTTCGTTCAGCACACGGAACTCAAAAAGAACATATGGATATTGTAGAAGCAGTTCGTTGTATTTTTATCTGCCAGTTTCCAGGTGTTGCTGGTGCATTGGAATGGGTGAAATCTCCTGAATGCCCTGAATGCCACGATGCACCTTCTATTACATTAGAATAAATACTCACATACAAAATGGAGAAATGAATTGGCAATTTACCCGATTATTCATAAAGAAACAGGTGAGACTAAAGTAATTGAAATGAGTGTTCATGACATTACTGAATGGTATCAAAATAATCCAGAGTGGAAAAGAGATTGGCCGTCTGGGTGTGCAAGTTCAGTAGAGTTAGGTGAAGTTTATGATAGACTGAAAAAAACTAAACCAGGATGGAATGAAGTGCTTTCTCGTGCATCAAAAGTACCAGGATCAAGAGTAAAACCTATCTAAAAATATGACAAGAAAAAGAAGGAGTAATGGAAATCAACCCCCTGCGGTTGGATTAATGTCTAAGTTGTCTAAAAGAAAAAAACCAATTGGTCAAGAACTACTTTTAGACATTGAACCACTTACTGACAATCAAAGAAAACTATTTGAGTCTTATGATGCTGGTAAGCACTTAGTTGCTCATGGTGTTGCTGGTTCTGGAAAGACCTTTCTATGCCTCTTTAAGGCACTTCAAGATGTTTTGAGTGAATGCACACCATACGAAAAGATTTATATCGTCAGGTCTCTTGTACCCACTCGTGAGATAGGTTTCCTTCCAGGAAGTCACGATGATAAGGCATCTCTTTATCAAATTCCTTATAAGAATATGGTAAAGTATATGTTCCAGATGCCGAGTGATGCTGACTTTGAGATGCTCTACGGAAATCTCAAGGCACAAGAGACTATTAGTTTTTGGAGTACTTCTTTTATTCGCGGTACAACACTTGATAATTGCATTATTATTGTTGATGAGCTCGAAAATCTAAATTTCCACGAATTGGATTCTATCATTACTCGTGTTGGTGAAAATACTAAAATTCTTTTCTGTGGTGATGCTTCTCAAAGTGATTTGATTCGTCAAAATGAAAAGAATGGGGTAGTTGATTTTATGAAAATTCTTCGTCAAATGCCTTCGTTTGATATTATTGAATTTGAAGTTGAGGATGTAATTCGCAGTGGTCTGATTAAAGAATACATTATTACAAAAATGGAACTTGGTTTATGACATTTATTCATCATAATTTTTTAGGTGATCTTGAGTTAGAAAAAAAAGAATCGGATGGTATGCGTCTTTATAATCTTCCAAATGGAGATTGGGTACCATCTATTACTACTGTAACTTCTTTTTTCAATCGTCAAATTTTTATTAATTGGAGAAAAAGAATTGGACTTGAAGAGGCAAATCGCATCACCAAGAGAGCAACAGCAAGAGGAACTGATTTCCACCAAGTCTGCCAAGACTATTTGGAAAATAAAGAACTAAACTGGGATGATTATCAACCACTCTCAAAGTTTATGTTCTTTCATGCGAAACCATATCTGGATAAGATAAATAATATTCATGCGATTGAAAGAACCTTATATTCAGAATATCTTGGACTTGCTGGAAGAGTTGATTGTATTGGTGAGTATGAGGGAGAACTTGCAGTTATAGACTTTAAAACATCAGAAAAAATCAAACCAGAAGAATGGTTGGAAAACTATTTTGTTCAAGAGATGTTTTATGGTTCGGCATATTATGAACTGACTGAAATTCCGATTGTAAAACTCATTACTATTATGGTCACTCCTGGTGGAGAAGTGAAGGTATTTGACAAAAGGAACAAAGGAGACTATATTAAATTATTAGTTCGTTATATCAAAGAATTTGTACTTCACAATATTGGGTCAACGGATGGAAAATGAATTAGAAAAGGCAATAGAAAACAAGTTCTTTTGTCTCACTAAATTTGCGCAACAAATAGAAGAACTCGTACAAATTAATATAGAAATGAACTATATTGATGCGATTATATATTTCTGCGAACAGAATAGTGTTGATTTAGAATCAGTGCCTAAGCTAATTTCAAAACCACTCAAAGATAAAATTAAGTTTGAGGCCATGGAACTTAATTTTCTTAAAAAGACTTCTCGTGCTAAATTAGTATTTTAATTTAATTTTGGGGTGTAAAAAATCCCAGTAAAAAATCCTTATATTACCTTTTTGAATGATGCCGTTTGATACTTATAAATGCTACTTATCATTAAAGAATCATTTTACTAAGGATTCTTATGATTACCATAAGTATTGTGGAAAATCCAGAGCAACAGTACAGTCTTTCTATAAACGAAAAGATCGATTTTGGTTTGAAAAGTTCTCAAGAAGTAAAACAGATGCTGAAGTAGTAGAGTTTTTTGTATCAAACTTTATTTCTTGTACAGATCCAGGAAAACTTTGGATTGGTGAAATGATGAAAGAGGGTGATGTTAGATATACTGAATGGAAGAAAAGAACTCAATCACTTTCTTATATTTTCAAAGAAGAAATAGAATCAGTTTTTACTTCTAAGAACTTTGACGAAATGTTTCTTATTAAAAGTAATCAACACCCACAAATTCTAAAAGAGCATCTACAATCCAATATTTCACTGGAAACAATGTTAATTTTGGATAAAATAGTTGGATATAAAACTAATTTCGATAAAAAACTTGATGATCCTGTATGGAAATCAATCTCGATGAAAATTATGAAGTATAACCCCTTTCTAAATATCGATGTATTGAATTACCGCAAAATCTTAAAAAAGGTTATTATGGAGGGACAATGAGTTTTTTTGAATCAGAAATTGTTCGTGATGAACTTGAAGAACTTCACGATCTTCAAAATGAAATCTATGGAAATCTTTTTGATTATCCAAAAATGACGAAGAAAGAAAAACTATATCATATAGAACTATTAGAACAACTTTTAGAAAAACAACAAATACTTTTTACTCGTTTAAATTTGTCTGATGACCCAGAGGCAAAGGAAATGAGAGATAGAATTTTAGATTCTGCAACAATGATGGGACTTCCATTAGGGCAAGATATGAGTGTTATTTTCAGTAATATGAAAAGTCTTATTGAAATGATGAAATTTCAGGTTGACAGAGTAGATTTGTAGATATACAATAAGTATGGGCTGGATGATCCCTTAAGCAAAATCAACAAGCCAAATCCTATTAATACAAAGGTAAAAATGTCATTTGAAAATCTAAAAAAGCAATCTAAACTTGGTTCTC